TAGCTCCGCCAGCGCGATAGGTAATGATAACAGCACATCCACAAGTTGTATACGTGATATTGCAAAGATTGCGTTCTTTACATCATTGTGGTTAGGTTGGGCGGCGCGTGACCAGCTCCGGTGCATTGGTTACGCTGATAAAGTCAGGCTTCAGGACGCGGGACACCCTGAAGTCATGCCCGGTGTGGCTGATTGTCCAGTCACCAGTGTTCACACACTGAGGCTCCGCAGGAGACAGAAGTGGGTTTGTCGGTTGCAAGACAAGCTCGGCGGTGTAAGAGGTGTTATAGGTGCGTTAGTTCGAGGGCGGTGGCTACCAGACCTCCCCGAGGGCTTCGACGTTAATCCTATGGCATCCTTCATGGCATCTTTTGTCGAGGACGGTGCAAAGGTACTAGGTGGTGGTACCTATCTCCCAGTGAAGGAAGGTGCGGTTGGGGAAGTGTTTTTACACGTCATATTACCAGATGGTGTGCGTTGCACCATCATCCCCAGCCTCGTTGCGGAATTGCAGTGTTATGCGGCATTTAGGCCAAGGAACGCTGCCGTTCTACAATCCCTTAAGCATAGAGCCCTTGATTGGGTAAAGAAGAACGACCTGCCATGGGTGGGTGCTATGCAGGGTTTTCACGGATCGGTGTTGCTAGGTTTCAGGGCTCCTCCAGGGGAGATTTCCGTGACACCGGCACTTATCCGTGCATTAGAGCCAACCTCCCCTTTGGGTTGAGATAGGGTGGTCTGTTTATTGGGGCATTGTTGCGGGGATATTACCACAAATCTTCGTGAGGATGCTTCGTTGCACAATGAACGGTCTACACCCTGTCTTGATTCGAAGAGACGCATGATTACGGCAATGGTGACTACCGTACCCGGTACGTGGGTACCTACGGTACATGCACCTTGTCACCACAACGAGGTAGTTTCTTTGATGAAACGGTCGTTGGCCCCAACCACCTGTTCGGCTATCGAGGCCCGCGGCCCTGTCTTAACAGCTTTCAAGAAGTTGTTCAGGGTGGTCAGACGATATGGCGAATCTAGATGGGGGCTACTGGAGACTGCCCAGTCATACAAGGGGTTAATGGGCAGGAGATATCTGGAGGCGCATAGGTCACTGATGGAGGACGGTCCTGTTTGTTCTAGGGACGTCAAACTGAAGGCCTTTGTGAAAGCCGAGAAAGTGGAGCCATGGCGTGTCGCGAAGCCTAGGATGATATTTCCGAGATCACCTAGGTACAACCTGGCCCTTGCTTCTTGGCTGAAGCCGCTTGAACATTGGCTTTGGGGTAACCTAAAGTCAAAGGCTCTTTCAGGTAACGGCAATTCCAGAGTGGTGGCTAAAGGGCTCAATCATGTCCAACGAGCCAATCTCATAGTACGCAAAATGCGGGACATCGGTGAGGCGGTGGTGTTTGAGGTTGATGGTAAGGCCTTCGAGGCACATGTTGACACGTGGCAACTGGTTCAGGAACACAAGGTCTACAAGACAGCTTATCCAAAGGATGTGGATTTGGTACGTCTTCTAGGCAAACAGTTACACATGGATGGACGTACATCCTCAGGAGTAAAATTCGGTCGCGACGGCGGTAGGGCTAGCGGTGATGTTAACACTGGTATGGGTAACTCCCTTATCATGTTAGCCGTTGTTATGGGTACCATGAGTCACTTTAACGTGCCTTGGGACACATTGGTTGACGGTGACAACGCATTGCTTTTTCTCAGGCGCGAAGATGCTGTTCGGGTACACGCCGAATTTTACGAGGTATGCTACAACATATCTGGCCATGAAATGGTCCTTGAACGTCCAGTAGACATTGTCGAGCAGGTTAGGTTTGGTCGGTCGGCGCCCGTCAAAACGACAAAGGGTTGGAAGATGGTGCGTGACTACTTGCGAGTATTAAGCCATAGTGCAAGTAGTCACCAACATCTTCGTGAACCTAAACAAGCCCGCAAATTTTTGTTGGCTGTTTCTCTTTGTGAGTCTGTCTTAGGCGATGGAGTACCGATACTATGGGCCTATGCCAACAACCTTCGAGCACGTACCGGCGACGATGTTGCCCCCGACCTACGTGTGGTCGGGGATTATGAGTACCTCGGAGTTGACTTGGGCAGGTTGGGCCGCTGGGCGTCACAGCCAGATGGTGCTGCGAGACATAGCTTTTACTTGGCATTCGGTGTTGATGTCGAGGAACAGCTGAGGATAGAGAAGTTGATCATGGCTACACACGTTCGTTACGTGGTAACTGGCCATGATGATGACCCTACCTTGTTCGAGCACCCGTATGACTGGGGCGTCCACGCCGTATGATTACAGTTGTCCGCAGGAGTCGCGGAAGCACAGTTTATTCGTTGCGAGTCATTTGTCAAATGATCCAA